AATGCAGATTGGCGTGTTAGGATATCTCTACCTCCGGGTGGTGCGTTTTCTAGTAGTACATTATTGGCGCCTTTAAAAGAAACACAAAATTCTATGGTATTCCCTTATACGCCACAAGTATTTATTACCCATAGTGCAAACTATAATGCATTACAGCCTACACATAGTAATTACCCCTTTCACATTTATACAAGTTCGCAAGTGGATCAATTTACAATCACAGGCGAGTTTACAGTAGAAAATTCAAAAGAAGCAGAGTACTGGATTGCAGCAGTACACTTCTTAAAATCAGTTACTAAAATGGCATACGGTGAAAGTTCAAATAAAGGTTCACCACCGCCAGTAGTAAAACTTAACGGTTACGGAGATTATGTTTTTAATAATGTTCCTGTAGTTGTTCAAAACTTTAACGTAACATTACCTTCAGATGTTGACTACATTCCGGCAGGTATTGGATTTAATGGATCATACGCTCCTACTAGATCAGAAATATCTGTTGCACTAATGCCACAATACAGCAGAGATAAAGTTAATAGATTTAGTCTTGATAGATTTGTTAGTGGCGGATACATTGGCAGTAATGATGGATACTTATAATGGCATATTATGATGATAAAAGTCAATACAGTGACACAAGAGCAGTAAACGGTCAATATTTAGGCATTCTAAATATTAGACCTGTCCCGTCAGAAAATGATGATATTGTATATGAAATTGAACCGCAATACACTTATCGTCCGGACTTATTAGCATATGATTTATACGGAGATAGAAAATATTGGTGGGTTTTTGCTCAACGCAATATGAATGTACTTAAAGATCCTGTATATGATTTTGTTGCAGGCACACAAATTTATCTACCAAAAGAGAGAAACATTACAGCACAGCTAGGAGGCTAAATGGCAACTTTTAATTTTAAGCCGCAAAACTTAGAAGCTAGGCTAAAACAAGCAGGAAAAGATTTTGAAGATACCGCTGAACAGTTTGGTAACGATATTTCTAGTGCATTAAACAAACCTCTTGCACCAATTGTAAATTCTGCAAATATTAAAGTAGGAAACGCAATTAGTTCTGCTCTTGCAGGACCGGTTGCAGATATAAAAGGAGCAGTTGGAGTTGTAAATGATATTTCTGCTGCTTTATCTAATCCAGTTGCATTTGCTGGAAATGCAATTAGCGATGCACTAGCAGCACCTCTTGCTAACATTGGCGGAGGTTTACTTGGCAATTTACTAGGTGGAGGATTTTCACCTGTTGGTATTCAAAAAAATCCTTTGAGTAGATTTGCTAGTTACAACAATATTTTTACTTTTGGCACAATAAACAAAACTTCATTCAATTCTCCAGACACTACATACAGGGTAAATGGACCTGATGTAATTGTATTACAGTCTGGCGGCAGCGGATCTAGACAAGTAAGAACTCAATTAGAACGTGCAGCAGGAATTACTGGCGAATATTTTATTGATGATGTAGAAGTACATTGTTTAGTTGCTCCAGCAGCATCTACTAAACAAACAAATGCTACTAATATTAGTTTTAATGTAACAGAACCATATAGTATGGGATTGTTTTTACAGTCATTACATATTGCTGCTGCACAAGCAGGATACACTAACTATCTTGATGCAGTATTTTTATTACAAATAGATTTTATTGGTTGGGACGACAATGGAAGATCTTTTAAAGATACAAGATCAAAAAGAATGTTCCCGTTAAAACTTAGTAACGTAACTTTTGATGTATCCGAAGGCGGAAGCCAATATCAAGTAACAGCAATACCATATCACGAAATTGTATTGTCGGATGAAGTACAGCAAACACAAGTTGCAGTAGACATTAAAGGAACAACTATTGTTGAATTTTTACAAACAGGTCCTGAAAGTCTTGCAACAATTTTAAACACTAGAGAACAGGAACAGAAAAAATCAGGTAACAAAAAAGTTGCAGATGAATATGTTATAATGTTTCCTAATGAGCTCACTAGTACTGCTAGTGCAGGAACTGGAGCAACAGATAACAACAAAGGCGCAACAACACAAAGTTCTAAAGATGATTCTGCTGCTGGCGCCCAAATGTCTGAAGAGAAGAAACAAAAATTGTTTGAACAACTTTCAGGTATTGAAGGCGGAGAAGTCCCTGCAGACTTTGATGCAGAACTTAGTAAAATTTTAGGTATAGTTGTAAAACGCAGCCAAATTGGCGAATCTATTAGAGAAGCAGCAGAAAAAGAAGAAAATATTAATGCAATTGGTAAGGCAAAACTTGTAAAAGATTTCTTAGATGAAGGTAAACAGTATTTTGGTAAACCTGCATTCACTGAAGATAAAGAAAAAGCACCTGGTACATTCCAAAGAGGTAATGTTAAGATTAGCGACGAAGGTAGAAGAATTAATTTTGCTTCAGGAACTAAAGTACAAAACATTATTGAAGAAGTAATTTTGCTATCTGATTATGCTAGAAAGTTTGTTACAGAACAACCAGATGCAAATGGAATGAAAACTTGGTTTAGAATTGAAACTGATGTATTTTTAATTCCGGGTAATGATAATGTTGCACAAACAGGCGAAGGCGGAAAGGTTTATGTATTTAAAGTTGTTCCATATAAAACACACGTTGCAAGAATTACAACACCTTCAGTTGCTCCTCCTGGATATGTAAACTTAAGAAAACACGCTGTAAAGCAATATGATTACATTTATACTGGTCAAAACGATGATATTATTAATTTTGATATTGATATAAATGTAGCATTTTTCCAAGCATTAGCAGGAGATATGGGACAACTTGGAAAAACGCAAAAAACACAAGGTTCTAATGCAATTACAGCAGCCGCTAATAAACCACCAGTACACGGTGTTGGCGATGGTAATAATCAAAACTCTTCAACAGCGGGTATGAGTACAGCAAAAGCTACTCCTAAAACTAATACAGGCGAATCAGGGTCAGGCGTAGCAACTCATCCAGAAAATCAAATTGCTAGATCGTTTAATGATGCAATCGTAAATAGTGATGTCGACTTAGTTACAGTTGAATTAGAAATTTGGGGAGATCCGTATTATATTGCAGACAGCGGAATGGGCAACTATAGCGGTAGATCTGCAGGACTTAATATTACATCAGATGGATCAATGGATTATCAATCATCAGAAGTCGACATTATTTTAAATTTTAGAACCCCAGTAGATACACGAGATCCGGGATATATGAAATTTCCAGCAGGTGGCGCAAAAGCAGTTGGTGCATTTAGTGGCCTGTATCAAGTAACTGAAGTTACTAATACTTGGAGCGGAAATCAATTTTCACAAAAACTAAAAACTATTAGAAGAAGAAATCAGCCCGAAGATACTGGAATTGTTCCGTTAGATATTGCTATCGAAAGTGTAATTGAAAAAGGATTAGATGCAATATTATCTCCACTTGCAAGTTCTCCTGTAGCATCGTTTGCAGGAGCATTTAAGAAACTTGAAGGAGACATTCAAGGAGCAATAGATCAAATTGGAGCAGCAATAGCATCTAACCCAATTAGTGCAGCATTAAACAACGGTGTTGCGGCTCTTGATGCAGGTATTACAGAAGCAGGCAATGCAATAACTTCAGCATTAGGTAAACCAGTTATTCCTCCTAAACTAACTGATAATGCAATAACAAATAATTTAAGCACACCGCCAGTTACTAGCAAATCTGTTGATTCTGGCGCAGGCGACACAGCAGCAGCGCAGCGAATTGCAGCACAAAGATCAGTAGATCCTAATCTTACTGGAGGCATTAGTTAATGGTAGATAAGGTTAATAAAAGTGAAGTTGAACGCACTACCAATGCCGGTGTTAAAGAAAAATTTCCTTCTCAACCGTGTGTTGCTATTGTTAGAAATCATTTAGATAGTACTTATATGGGAAATTTAGAAGTTGAAATACTAACTTCTAGTAATGCAGGACAGTCTACAAACGCTCCAGGGCAAATTATTCCAGTACGATACCTAAGCCCTTTCCACGGTACAACATCTTTAGAAGGTACTAGCAAAAATGCTGGCGCACAAAACAGTCAGCGTAGTTACGGATGGTGGGGAGTACCGCCTGATATTAATTCAAAAGTTCTTGTTATATTTGCTGAAGGTGGAGACGGATATTGGTTAGGATGTATTCCTGAAGATCACACAAATATTATGACTCCTGATCCTTGGGTGTCAACTACTTTTAATGATAAAGACAAAGCGAAAAAATTACCTGTTGTAGAATATAATAAAAAAATTGAAGATGGCAAGGGAAGAGATAGTACACAATTTATTAAGCCGGCAAACGAAGATGCTATTAGCATTTTAACAACACAAGGTCTTATTGAAGATGAGATTAGAGGAACAACAACTTCAAGTGCTAGAAGAGAATTACCTAGTGCTGTTATGGGATTTAGCAGTCCAGGACCTGCAGACAGACGTCCTGGTGCTCCAAGAGTAAATTATGGTGAAAACTTCGCACAAACTCCTGTACCTCAAAATAGATTAGGTGGTAGTAGTTTAGTTTTTGACGACGGTGATTCAACTCTTGTAAGAAAAACACCAGCGGGTGGCGAAAACCAAGGTCCATCAGTTTATGTAAATGTTGAAGGCGGTGAAAAAGGCGGAGATCCTACATTACCACATAATGAGCTTGTGCGTTTAAGAACCCGTACAGGGCATCAAATTTTATTACACAATACAGAAGATTTAATTTATATTGGAAATGCTAGAGGTACTACTTGGATTGAATTAACAAGTAACGGCAAAATAGACATCTATGCACAAGACTCAATTAGTGTACATACTGAAAATGATTTGAACTTTACTGCTGATAGGGATATTAACTTTAATGCAGGGAGAGATATTCATACAACAGCTGGCAACAGTATCTTTACTAACGCAACAGCAGATATACACACTAATGCAGGCAAGAACATTTACGAAACCGCTGCAACAAATTGGGAAATTAAAGCAGGTGCTGACGGAAAGATTACAGTAGGCGGATCTAGTAATATTAGTGCTACAGGAAATCACGTAGAAACAGCAAAAAATATTCATATGAACGGACCAGCTGCTGCAACAGCAACGGCTGCAACAGAAGCAAATATACCTACAAGAGTTCCGCAACACGAACCGTGGGACGGACACGAAAACTTAGATCCTGCTGCATTTGTTCCAGAAAAAACAGATAGTAAAGAGGAAGAAGAACCTAAAGCAACAAAACAAGCAACCCCGGATACATTTAAAAAGAATACAAAAAGAGATGTAAGAGAAAAACCAGCATCACAACCTGCAGAAACAGAAACACCTCCAGCAGCTAATGGCGCAGCAAAAGTTGATCCTAAAGTAACAGCAAAAGCAGCAGAAGTTAAAGCAAATATGAGTCCAGCATCTGTGTCTGGATTTATTAATTCTGTAGTTGAAGCAGGAGTAAACTCGTTTGCACAAGCACAAAATCTTATTAAAACTATTGACGACATTGCTGGTGCAGGAGTTTTAGGTAGTATTAAGAAAGTTGGCGGCGCAATAGTTGGCGGTGTAACACAAGCCGCAAACGATTTACTTAATTTAAGAACAACTCTTGCTAAAGGAAAACTACCAACAGCAGTACCTCAATCAACTAATACGGGCCAATATGGAAATCCTGCAGATAGGCAAATTGTTGCAGATGTAGGAGCCGGAAAATATAAAGCAAACGAAACAGTTACAATGTCAGACGGTTCTAAACTAAGAGTTCAAGAAGTTGACGGCAAACGTAGTTTAGTGAATTTTAATGTAGGTTAAATATAGTTATGAGTACACAAGAAAAAAACATATACAAACAAATTGTTGTTCCTAGCAATAAGAAACAAGAAGTTGTTCCCGAGTCTAGGGCCTATAGAGGTATTAGTACAGTTAATCCTAATGCATCTGATTGGGTGTTATACGATATTGAATTAATTAAACAAGATATTATTAACAATTTTCATATACGTCAAGGTGAAAAATTAAGCGATCCTGAATTTGGTACTATTATTTGGGACATTTTGTTTGAACCTCTCACAGATCAACTTAGAGATGCTATCATTCAAAATGTCTCAAGAACCGTTAATTTTGATCCTAGAGCAAACGTTGACAACATTACAGTGTCAACATACGAAAGCGGCATACAGATCGAGTGTACACTAACTTATTTGCCTTACAATATATCAGAAACAATGCGTTTAAGGTTTGATGAAAATGCTGGCTTCCTTTCATAAGATAAAGTACGCACTTAATCAAAGTAAATAAATACATTATAACGAGGAAAGCACACAATGTCATCTACAGATAGACAAAACAGATTATTACTAGCGGAGGATTGGAAACGAGTTTACCAATCATTCCGTAATGCAGATTTTAAATCGTACGATTTTGATAATTTGCGCAGAACAATGATTAATTACCTTAGAGAAAACTATCCTGAGGACTTCAACGACTACATTGAATCAAGTGAATACCTAGCACTTATTGATATGATTGCTTTCTTAGGTCAAAACATTGCTTTCCGTATTGATCTAAATGCTCGTGAAAACTTCTTAGAACTAGCAGAACGCCGTGAAAGTGTATTACGTTTAGCAAGATTGCTTTCCTATAATCCTAAACGTAACCAAGCAGCAAACGGCTTACTAAAAATTGAAGCAATTAGCACTACAGAAGAAATCATTGATAGTAACGGTGTAAATCTAGAAGAACAAACAATTCAGTGGAATGACCCAGCTAACCCAGACTGGTTTGAACAGTTTATTCGTGTTATGAATGCATCGTTACCAGTAAATGGAACATTTGGACGTCCTGTTAAAAAAGAAACAATTAACGGCATTCCTACAGAACAGTACAGAATGAATAGTACTAATACAGAAGTTCCTGTTTATAGTTTTAGTAAAACAGTTGACGGGAAATCAGTTCCTTTTGAAGTTGTATCGACAGATATTACTGATACAGATATTGAAGAAGAAGCACCATTCCCTGGCAATAACTTTGCGTTTTTGTACAGAGATGACGGCCGTGGCGTTGCTAGTTCTAACACAGGGTTCTTCTGTCATTTTAGACAAGGTACTATTGATCAAGGGCAATTTAATGTTACAAATCCGTCAACAAACCAAGTTGTTGCAGTTGATGCACGTAATGTAAATAACTCAGACGTTTGGCTTTACAAGCTAGATAGTTTAGGCAATGAACAAGAACTTTGGTCTAAAGTAGAAGCAGTTGAAGGTAACAATGTTATCTACAATAGTTTAAACAAAGGTATCCGTAATATTTACAGTGTACTAACACGTATTGAAGATAGAATTAGTTTAATTTTTGCAGACGGCACGTTTGGTAATTTACCACAAGGCAATTTCCGTGTTTACTACCGTACAAGTAAAAATCAACGCTTAATCGTTACTCCGGATAATTTAAGAGGAATTGCTGTAAGAATTCCGTATGTATCAAGAGCAGGTACAGCAGAAACTGTCACACTTACACTTGAATTAAAAGCAACTGTTGATAACTCAACAGTTTCTGAGACTAACGCAAGTATTAAGAAAAATGCACCTTCTTTGTATTATACACAAAATCGTATGGTAACGGCAGAAGATTATCAAATTGGACCTTTAGCTGTTAGTCAAGAAATTGTAAAAACAAAAAGTGTAAACAGAACATCTAGCGGTATTAGTAGAAACTTTGATCTTGTTGATGCAACTGGAAAATATTCTACTACAAATTTATTTGGAACAGACGGTGCAGTTTATAAAAATTATCTAACAGTTAAAACAGGTTTTGATTTTGAAACATTAACTGATATTGAAGGACAAATTGTTAATACTATTGAACCTATTCTGTCAAGTATTAAAGTAAGAAATTATTACTATGATCAATTTCCTAAATTATTAGTTGAAGATTTAGGCGCCACGTGGACACAGATTACTGAGGACACAAACAATTTTACAGGTAGATTAACTAATTCAGCAGACGTATTAATTAAAGTTGATACATTTACTGGGTCGAATATGAAATTTGTAAAACCTAATTCATTATTAAAATTTGTTCCGCCTACTGGATATCATTTCTTAAAAGGAAAATTAGAATTAGGTGAGCCTGATTTTAGAGGTGGCACAGCATACAAATGGGTAAAAGTTATTAGTGTTGTTAGAGATGGTACAGAAATACAAGATGATAATTCTGGACCAATTGTGTTTAATGATAGTATCCCTACGGGATCAAGACTTGTTGAAATTAGAACAGCACTTCCGTCAGCACTAACAGACGATGTTAAAGCACAAATTACAGCACAAATATTTTCTTATAGAACATTTGGTTTGAGATTTTCAAGAAATGACGGAGAATGGAGACTTATTACTGAAAATAACCTTGCTGCAAATAGTGATTTTAGTACAGGTAAAACCGGTGATACTACAAATCAACAACTTGATGCAAGTTGGCTTTTAAAATTTAATACTGACGGCGAAAAGTATACTATTACACATCGTGCTATGCGTTATGTATTTGAAAGTGATAAAGATATTAGATTCTATTATGATAGCAGTGATAAAATTTTTAATAACAAAACAGGTAAAATTGTTAAAGACAAAATCAATATTTTAAATATTAACACTAAACCGGATTCTGTAGAACCGTTTAATATCAATTACTTATGGGAAATTGTAGAAGAATACAGGGATGCAGAAGGCTATGTAGATTCTAGAAAAATACAAGTAAGTTTCTTTGATGACGATGATGACGGTGTTGTAGATAATCCAGAAATCTTTGATGATATTGTTGACGAAGAAACATCA